GCAACTTCGGATACCAAATATTTTATCGATATACCGTTCTATTTTTATAATACCACCGAACTCGCTATACCTATATGTGACATAACACAACAGGAAATTGAGATTGTTATTAAATTCAGTGAAGTTGATAAATGTATTCATGCCATCAATTCTAGTATAAACGAACCCGTATTATACACAGTTCTTAAACCAAAAAACTTAATAAAAAGCGCTAAAATAACACTGGAAATGGTTTCTTTGGACGAAGAGGAAAAACAGAAGTTAAGTAATCAAAGAATAGATTATACGATAACACAAATACAGGAAAATAAATCTATTATACCAGAATCTGCAACAGAACATAAACATAAACTCGAATTTAAAAACCCTATAAAAGAACTGTTTTTTGTAATACAAACAAAAAATGTTGATGCAGTCGATGGAAAAACGTATACCCCCTTTGATTATGATTTATATTATGAAAGATATGAGAGTGAAAATGAATACATTAATTATGAACACTTAAGAAGTTTGGAACTTAAACTCGACGATTCCGAAATTCTAAACGAAAAAACGGGTAGCATTATTAACTTACGTGCGGTACAAAGTGGTATACATCATTCAAGAACACAATTGTTCAGAAGATACTATTCGTATAGTTTTGCACTCGAACCCGAACGTTGGTATCCAACGGGACAAAAAAATTTTAGTTTAGTTAAAGAACAAATTATAAAACTTAAATTAAATCCACATAATGATACTAATAGGGAACTTAGAGTTTTAGGCCTAAGTTATAATATACTCCGTGTAGAAAACGGTATTGCTAAAACACTGTTTAACGTATAGTATAATGAATCAACGAGAAAAAGACGCAAACACAAACCTAATTGAACAAATACAGGAATCTGCCATTAACATTATCCAGCCCGTACTCGAACGGTCCATGATACTCGCTGCAGAGTATGCGAAAGCGTGTGGACGTGATATCGTTCTCGGTGAAGATATGGAATACGCCATGAAATACTGTGCCATGAACGAAGTTGGTAAGAAAATGGGTTCACATTTCCCAGAACTTTATGATGAAGAGTCTTCGGGTGAAGAAGATGAAGAAATTGAAATTGAAGAAGACGAAGACGTACCGTTTACGCGATATTCAGGACGCGAATATAAATTCGTTAAAATGAATATGGCGTATGATAATTGGAGTACATGGGAACCAAAAAATCCGTCAGAACAGATGTTAAAAAATGCCATAGATAGTAATGAACACATCAGAGCCGGAGGGGTACACGACGACATCTAAGTATTTTAAGATACGTGATGATGAAAGTTCTGATTCTGATTCGGAAACTGATTCTGAATCGGATTCAGAATCAAGTTCGGGTACAGTACCTATAAATATAGGTATGTTAAAAGGATATTTAAACCCAAAATATTATAAAAAAATTTTAGTCGAAGAAGATTTACTCCCTGATTAAAATCTCAGGATACTATATATAAAAATGTCTACTGCTGCTGAAACTGTTACGCTCGTCGCCCGCGAACTCGAGTCCCAATCTCTCAACGCCGTCGTTGCTGGATTCTCTTTCGCCGCTGCCCTCTCGTGGATGGACTTGGTGAGATGGTTGGTTAACCAAATTGTCAAGGTCAACAAGAACGGTGGCATGAACTACACGCTCACGGCCTTGTTCACAACGCTCTTGTCCATCTTGGTCTACGTTGGTATCTCCCGTGTTTCCACGCGTGTCCAAAAGCCAGCCCAACCAATCTTCGCGGTTACTCGATAAGTTTTGGTTTTTTCATAACCAATAATAAAAATAATCCGGTTGCGACTACCATAAATATAGATATAAACGCATCCCATCTACGCGGATCCTCTAGCTCAGGGATACTCATAGGTGGTGGAAGAGAAAAGTCTCGTTCCACTTTAGCAATATTCTCAAGTTTATCAGTAGAACACGTCACCGCGAGTTTAAGTATATGATTCGCATTTCTAAAATCATATGGTATTAATCTATTGTTACTACTGTAATAAAACTGAACACGTAAACTGGATATCGTTTTTTGTGATCCGGAATCAAAATTGTGTTCAACGGTATCGTCAACACCCGAATAATTGATCACGTCACCACACAAAAGTATACGTCCTGTATAAAACGGTGTTTCTGAAAACACAGTTTTATTAAATTCGTCCGATCCGCTACTCATTTTAACAATAATTGCATCAGCACCCTGTAAATTAATACTTCCTGTTTCTAAAGTATAAGGCGACGATGTGGTAGACGAAACGTTACTTGCCGGTAAACCCAGAACATCGTATGGTGTTGTGTACCCATTCGTACCAGTAGCGTAACCGTTCGCACCCCCGTAAAATTCAAATGTAAACGGTGCACTACCCGTAAACGTTATAGCATTCGTTTCCTTGTCAAACACGGCAGATGTAATAACACTAGAGGCTTCTGTTGCAACCGCCTGTGCTAAATCATTACCGCTATAGTTTCCTATAGGTATAGTGACTGTTGTTCCATTTATATCAAATTGGTTGTTCCTGGAGTGTATGAGGTACTGACTATTATGAATACGCGCTGATATAAGTGATATTTTAGTCACGTCATAAATAGGATTTTTTAGGTGTACGACATAATCACCTGGGTTTGGGTACAAAACAGGGTCCCGTTCACCACTATCTATATCTAAGGTGTGTACCTTCATTAAAATATATGAACAATATTTTAATGAGTGTAAATCTCATAATTTTTAATTATTTAAGAAAGGTTATGAGCTAATGGGTTACTTGCAAGTTGTCGTCTCGCCGTATCCAAACTCATATTTGTAGCGTTTGGATTTTCGTACCCCTTATACGCATTGAATTTATGATAATCGTTGTTTCTGTATTGTTGTGTCCATGCACCATTCGCGGCGTTTACTCTACCATCAATTCTCGATGTATCGGAACGAACACTCGTAACCATACCACCTTGGTTAAGTGCATCGGCACGAACGTTCATTCGACCTGGACCCGCAGTTCTATTTGGTTTACCACGTCTATCGTCTGGCCTGAAACCATATTTCATAAGTTCTTCGGCAGTATGCGTCGATCCATATGTTCTCTTTTCACCAATCTTAGTCGCTGGTGTATTTAAGTAGCCACCAATAAAGCTACTAATACCTGGGGCAGGTTGGTTATTGTATTGATATTGTTCGATGGTACCATCAGCTTTATTTCGGGTTGGTTCTTGTGCACGAGTAAGTGCTGAAACCGTCCTCTTAGCACCCGCGTATCCCAAAGTATCCGTTCTCGAACCAGTTTCGGATCTATTCGTCGTTCTCTTTGTTCTCTCGTGTTCGCCTCTTGGAGTTCTTCCGGACATACCTTGTGCTCTACCTGGTACTGGAGGAAGACGACCATGTAAAAAGGCTGTCTTTTCAGGTCTATTATGGGCAACTTCACCAACGATACCACGTCGACCACCCTTTGCGTCGTACGCTGGACCCGACCTACCAGGTAAAGTCGTTAAGCGATACGCGCCGACGTTTTCTGGGTTCACACGAAACAATTGTTGATGACCACCAAACGCAGGAACTTCTGGACCAACACCCAAACCTGGACCAACGAGTTGTTTTTCAACTGGGGATAAGTTATTCATTCTACCTGCGTCATACATTCTGTTTCGCATGTTTAACACTTCACCGCCAGAGGAACGGTTTTGTGGAGCAATCTCGGCGAAAGACCCAATTTCTTCTTTAGACGTATACGATGGTTCGACTAATGGTGAAAGTGGTCCCAGATATTCAGATTGAATAACGACATCCCGATCTGAAAAGTCCGAAACGACTTCCTGTTCTTGTATTGGATTACCTTCCACTGTATACGTTTCATTTGGTTTACTTAATTTTCTCCCGGCATAAACTAAACCGGCTATAGCCATTATAGATATAGGATCAGCCATTCTTATTTCTTAGCGAGATTTTTATTGAGGTATCTTTGCTGAAACAAACCATTTTGGGTTTCGGCACGCGTACTCATGGGTTCATACGTTTTTGTTCTAAGTGGTAATTTACATTCGACATTTTGAAGTGGGTGAAAGTTTCTTTCATACGTTTTTGCCAAAATCTTATTAAACTGGGAAGTCGATTGTGGTCTGAGTTGGTCGGATGTTTCGATGTATTGTGCTGGTGCACCTTTACCAGCCATGTATGGAGCTGTTCCATAGATCATGGTATTTGGACGACTCGAGCCGTAGTTAAGAGTACTGGGCTGAGGATATACAAAAACTTCTTCAGTTGCGCATACGGATGGAACCGCGTGATCTTGAACCATTTTCATTCCTGGTTGGAGTTGATACGCCATTTATTATTACAAAAGATTTTGTTTATGGAAATCGAGTATCTACTACTTTAATGTTAAATTGTTTAAAATTAAGGGGCTAATCCCGAACCTCTGTGCATACCACTTCTCTTATCCCCATTTGGATCGAGTCCCGCAAACGCCTCGAGTTGTACACCTCTCGCGTCTGGGTCACATAATCTTGGATCCTGACGACACGTACTGCTCCTTTTACCATGGATAAACTCGTAATATGGTGTATTACCTATAGATGTATCTGGCATACTTATGAATTGTCTCGATAAAGCATTTCTTTGATATTCGGGCATAGATGATCGCGATCGGGCTGGACCATATTTAATATCACTAGTGAGATAGTTATTTACTGGTTCTCTTACCGTTGGATAATAACACGATTGGGGTCTATCTGGTCTATCGACATAATCAGACATGAGTACGTTTCCCATTGGATTATCCTTCGTTGGCATAGAACACTCTTTACCTGCGTTGTTATAAACCGTTGTTGGTCTAATAGCATTATCCTTTACCATATTCGATTTTTCCATTATATAAAGAACACCGAGTGCGGTTGCACCCAATACAAAAATGCGAGGGTCTCTGCGTATAAGATACACTATACACGTCGCATAAATGATAAAACGTGCTGTTGCATTAACACGGTCTGCTGAAGATTGTGTTTTTGAAGGCCAAAATTCGTGAACTTTGTCTACGCGAACTAATTGTTTTGGATCTTCGAACCAAGACGCCATTTATATATAATGAGTTTATTTTTTCATCATACCACCTAACATACCCTGCATGGTTTTCATAAGTGCAGTTTCATCGAGTTCACTCCCATCTTCACCCATTTTATCGGCACATTGCTTTGCAACCTTTTCAATCATGGAAAGTGTATCTTCTGGGATAGAACTAATGGTTGTACCGAGCATGTATAATGTCTGAATATATTGCCAAATCGCGTTCTTCGTGTTTTCTGAAGCAGATGCCCAGTGTTTTTCAAGATCCACACCTTTCATAAAATCCAAATTCTTAGATTCCTTAATGAAAAACGTTTCATCTTTGGACGAAATCTTATCAGCGTATGGCGTAACACCTTTCATGAAACCGTCTACCACTAAACGTGGGTTAGAGGCTTTCATTAAATCAAAAGCTGACAAACATTTTTTCAAGCCCTTTTCTTCTGGAAATGTCTTGTGTAGTTCCACAAGAAATTGACCCATCATGTCATTAAATGCGGTCACGGACGTCATTTTATACCGTAAATATGTGTATTATCTTTAAGTTAGAAAATTAAAATGGTTCCGTCGATATAGTCTCTTTCTTACCTAAACCATTCGTAACGATAAAAAATACTAAAATTGCAGTAAGTGCAGCTGGTTTTGCATACGCACTCACTGGAAGCTTACCTTCGTTGTTAATTTTTGCTTTAAAGTGTATATATCCAGCAGTTATAAGACCGGCGATTATTCCGGCCCACGCGGGTTCTCTTAAATAGTCTTCAAACTCCATTTAATAGTACCCAACTTTTTTTGCACGGGTTTCGGATGCATCCGGAAACAAAACACCTTCCTCTTCTTCCTCTAAACGAGGTTCTGGTTTAGTAGTAATAGTTCGAAACTCATTATCTAATGGTGAAGTTTGGCCTGGCATCGTAACTGGTTCTTGTTCAGGCATTGGTTCTTGTTCAGGCGTTGGTTCTTGTTCAGGCTCGGGTTCGGGCATTGGTGGTTCATTATCGAATGGTTCTTCTGACGTTTCCTCTTCGTAGCCGTCAAGAATATCGGGATCTTCTGAATCTCCAACTTCAGCTTCACCGACATCCAAATCTTGACCTTCTTGTGTTTGAGACATATACGTTTGTAAAATTTGTTGTACTGGTATGAGTTCCTTTACAGAAGTTTCGATGCATGCACAGAATCGTTCATATAACTTATCGTTTCTTACGTGTTCGTTTTGGTTTTCGTGATAAATGTATGGATCCTGGTACAAATCTTTCGCGGCGTTGTTATAACACGTTTGAATAAAAACTTCGTTCGTTGGGAGTTTAAGTGAAATTTTCTTATTCTCTTTATTCAATCGAACCGCAGATAAAATTTTAACACAACTTACAAAAACGGCGGCTAAAAGGTCGTTAAACCACGCACACCTGTTTGTTATGTTATCTGTGTGTGTTTTAGACATGGAATCACTCCAGTTTGGAACTTCTTTTAAAAGTTTTTGGTACATGACAAGAACTTTTCGACCTTTTGAAAGTTTATAGGCTTCTTCATACATGGTTTCGAAAGTTTCGATCATAACGGGACACATAAGTAAACATAATTGACCGATATATTCTCTTTTTGCTTCTGTGAGTATATTTAAAGGGTCGCTCATATTTGTAGTATATTTACATAATTAAACTTTAACTCTCACGCATTTCTCCTGTATTTATTTGCAGCTTTTTTAAGATTAACAAATGAAGGAAAATCTTCCTCTTCTTCTGATTCAGTGTGGTGTTTGTTTGATTTTTTGTTTGGGCGCCACGAAATACACAATTCAAATTCACCTATAGTTTGAACAGTAAAACCACCTATTTCAAATTGTCGCTTTATATATTCAGTAGCCTTTACCCTGTTAAAATGTGGATACCCCATAACAAAGGATGGTATCTGACAAAAAAGGTACTTGTGTCCCAAATCAACGGATTGGCGTATCTTTTTAGATATTTGTTCGTAAATCTTAGTATACGTTTCCTTTTTTAACCGGTTTCTTTTTTCAGCTATACGCGTTATTTCATCGATACTGATCATTACAATTATTTTAGAGTTTTAAATGTTAATTTTTCCGTACATGGATTGTGGTTCAGATACAGCCTTATCGATTAATTTTCCGTTTTTGACCAGGTCTATTTCACTCTGTCTAACTTTGGTATAATCTTCAAATTCTTTACCCTTTATAGATTTTTGGTAAATACTTGGGTCGGAAGGTGGTTTATACTCAATGGGTTGAGTACGAAGACTCACGACTACGGCCTTACCATCTATTATACGCATATCAGACGTGACGGCAAAACCAAGTGCAAATCCCTTATGTTTAACTGCCATGAACATACATCTATACATTTCTTGTCCCGACGCCTTATTTATATACTTTTTTACTGATGTTGTTTCTATAATATAGGTACAAAGTCCGGTTTTTTTAGAAACTTCTTTGTTTGTTGCAAATACCATTTCTTGCATGAGATCGTTAGATATTTCAATATCTTCACCAGATTCTTCATATTCAGATAAATCCGTTTCGGTATCTTCTAAAATTATAACATCTTTTGGTTTAGTATATCCAGAAAACCCAAATTGTTCTGTAAACATTTCCGTCCTGGACATGGTGATGAGTACAATAAGTATTAATAGTATCAATACAATATTCATTGTTTTAATATTACTAATTATTTTTATTTTAAAATTTATTTTAAATTATATTCATTTTTTATACACAAAACAAACAGTAAAAAAATTTATAAAATGTCTGTCAATAAAAGTCCCAACTACTCTTGAAATTTATTTTTGAAAAAAAACTATCTCCTTGAGGAAGATGATCCATAAAAATAAAAATTTTTTTTAGTGGTCGAGA